ACCGCCAATCTGATTGGCCAACTTGCTTGCAAAGTTACCAAGGTGTGCAAGAGATGGCATAGCACCACCAACAAGACGGCGCAGACTCGTCGTCGTGAGACCCGAATCAGCATGAGCAGCCTCAACATCGGCCATGTTAAGGATCGTCTTACGGACTGCACTCTGGCCGCGAACGGTCTCAAGGTATCCGCTGTTAACTGCGATGATCGTCATCTGGAAATCAGGGTATGCATCGAAGAACCCATACTGGTTATCGAGGACAAGGTTGACCTGAAGAGAGAAGTTACCAAGCGTACCCGGAGCAAGACCAGGGCTCAGTGAGATATCCTGACCCATGCGAAGCATGAGCGGACCACCCGTCAGCTGCGTCGCACGCTTTGGGGAGAACTTGTTCAGACCACCAGCAGATGCTCCATAGGAAGGAGCCCAGACGCTATTAGCATCGCTTGAGATGTCGATAGGAGCATACGTCCCAGCCGTGTTGTACATCGAAGAAGCGATCGGATAAGGAAGCCCAATGTTCTGAAAGAGAAGTGGGGTGCCGGTGATTGCGACCTGACCTTGAGCGGCAAAGGCCGACCCCAAGTTTCCACCCTGAAGAACAGACGTCGTCGAGTTAGTGTACCCACGCCAGGTATGCCAGTCCATGTCAAGACCAGCCTCGACGGATGCCTGGTATAACTGGTCCTGTGTCATGTTTGCGCACAAGTTACTAAAGTTGTCAAACGTGATCTGCACACCACGAATAGGGTAGTATGTCTCATTCTGCATCTGAGAGCGCTTGCGAGACTTGACAAACACCATCAAAACGTCAGGGATTGATGAAAGAGTAATTGTCTGACTGGCAACCGTATTTTGAATGGATGTGGGCGTGGAAAGCGAGTCCTGCTTAAAATAGCGAGGAAACTCGGTGTATGGCACGTTGCTGATCAGAGGGAGGCTGATATCAGGACCCGGTGTCAAGAACTGGACCAACAGACGTGGGGACGTGAACGGTCCATACGTAGATGCGGTATTGTTCGGGGGGATCAGACGAACGTTGCTAAACGCTCCAGTAATTCCAGAGCATCGGATGAGGTTTCCACCGCTCGGATAGTCACAACCCAACCTGGCTTGCCAGTAAGGGGTGTATGAGTTGAGAGGTACCGTAGCGGCAACAACCTGGCAAGCCGGCGACGGGGCTTGAAGGTTCATAACGAACTGGATATTCGTGCATCCATAGAGGCCGACCGTGTTTAGCTCGAGAGGATCCTGCCAGATAAACGGGCTCATAACAATGGGCTCAGCGACAGTGTACTGGAAGGAGATCTCAGTGGGAACGTTGCACTCTGTAGCCTGGATCAAAACACCATCCGGGGTGACCTGGCCGAGTAGAGTGGAGAGGATCTGCTGAGGCCCTGGAAGACGGATGACGCAGCCTACACTACTAGCAGCTGCAATACCCGTTCCGTTAAAAGCAGTTGAGCCCGTGGCGGTGTTGTTAGAACCAGTCCACACCGAAGGATACGATAGCACACCTGCGGTATTGAGCTGCGCGACCTGGAACGTAACTGCAAGAGCTCCAGCAGTACAGACCACGTTCGTCGCAAGGAGATGAACATTAGTTAGACCAAACACATCAATCATAAACACAACGGGTTGATTTGAACTTCCGCTTGTCGATCCAACGATGGGTGGGAGACCCGGCCAGTAGGTAAAACCAGCCTGATTTGGGATATTCATAACGAACGTTTGTGCGTTCTGATTGGATGGACTGATAATGCCACCAGAAGATGCAATTGTAAACGAGCCATTGCCCGGGCCTGTCGCCGGCGCTACCTGTAGAACGACAGTCTGGGAAGTTGCCGGTACGCCTCCCGGCACAAGGACCGGGCGGCCGTTAATAAAGTAGACGTTGTGTTGATTGATCGGATCAACATAAGACCCGAACTGACCAAGCTGGACACCCGTCTGAGGATTCTGGAATGCAATAGGCCACGCACCCGTCGGGATTTCACCGACCGCACTCTTTGCATTTGTGAATGATGACATGTTACCGTTTCCAGAGAGCACATCATCCTGCGTCCACGCATACTGATCAAACTTGGAAGGCGTGGTGCGGATGCGCTGGGTCATGCGCGTGTTAGAGAGCAGGATCTGCTCCTGGAGCGTGTCGCCGTTCGTCACGACACTGCAATCGTTAATCGAGCAGGTCATGTTATTGCACAGCGTCTGCAGCGGGAACGGGCTGAGGTTAAAGTTCGTGCCCGGGCAGACAAACTCATAATAATCACCTGGATACTGAGGATAAAGAGAAGAAGCAGGTGCTGTGGATGAAACCGGTACCGGGCCGAGCTGGTGTGCAAACAGCGTGCGGCGGTATTGCTCCGTACGAGGATCACACCCCTGAATAATATCAATCGATGCAGAGGAACCGATGGCACTAAGAAACCCGGCATCACCTGCAATCGTAGGGCATACAGCCGAACGGATGTAGACACCGGTGTTCCATACGATCTTACGGTCGACGAACACGTTCAGCGAGGGAACAAGGATCTGGTACGTGTGCTGAGTAGAGTTGGCAGACAGCGCAGAGAACGGGGACGTCGAGATGCTCAGTGCACCCTTCTGAACACCATAGACCGGCGGCGTCTGCACGAGACGCGGGTCGTACACAGCTCTGTAAATGGAAGATATCAAAATGGTAAGTGTGCTGCGTTCGAATGCATTGTGCGATCGATGGGTTGTAGACGTACACTTTCTCGATAGTGGCCATTTGTCAATCTATTTTTTGACTAAGATCACTTTGCATGAAACTTAAAAATAGCTACAACAGACCCGCCGTTTGACAGAAGCAGTGGAAGAGTTTCTCCAGTGAACCGATTTCTCCAAAGCACCGAGTACGAAAATGACTTCACAACCGGCCCAGAGGTTAGTGAAACTTTTCTCGTGCCAGTCTGGGGATAGTAAATAACAGGTCCTTCAGACGGGTGGCGTTCAAGGAATGCCTCGGCAACGATTTTATTCGTTCGCCCGGACGTATTATCGGAAGAGTTATCATTATCACGAAGTACAACCGGCTCTGAATTTGGTTGAGGTTCCATTGACAAGACTTGTGCCTCCACAACAATACTTAAAGCAGGATTCCAGAGAGAGTACCTAGAAGTCTCTGAACTCACAATCGTCCACGTAAACGGCCTCGCGTTATTAGTGCGGGTATATGGAATATACTGAGGTACTGCGGTAATACCAGTAGTGCCAGCCTCATTACCCACAACATTAGCTCCCTGTGATAGTAGCATCTGAGGTGTAATTTTGAAATTGTAGTACCAATATGCCGTCCTTACACCATTTGACGGATTGATATACTCTGAGCAGTAGACATTGAAACCATTGAATAGGTTAACAAACTGTGTATTGGCGTGTATCTGTATAGATTCGTCATACTTTCTACCATAGGATCCCGAAAACAAATCAAACTGGTTAACATTAGTAGCAAGCACAGGAACCGTAGACTGCCCATTTACCGCACCCCATGAATTTCTGTAGTATGCCAGGAGAGGGTCGCGTGATTCACACCACGGAGATCCAGATGAATAGGAGTCAAGATTGAACGAGAACGTGCTGCCAAAATCACCACTCTGAAGCATATTCGTCGAAATCGAAGGAGCTGATGTCGCCAATTCAGGTGGTGTTTGGTATGTATTTTGGATTCGGTTTTTAGAATATACAGGAGAAAGTGCAATAAATCCAGTAGTGAAGTTTGCAGTTAGGGCGCTTTGGTCATAAACAATAGTTTGAGTATTGCATGTATAAACAACACCATCATACGTAACCGCCTGGCCATAAAGGTATAACTGATCAAAGATAACAGAGCTGAAAAGAAATACACCACAGTAAAGCCAGCCTTCTGTTGAAATTGGGGTTTTTGGTGGCTCGGGTTCGTTCGAAGGTCCATTTGATATGAAAAGCATCATTTCCTTCGTCACAAGATTTGGAGACAAGACAGGAAAGCCCGCAATATATTGAGTGAGAGGGTTGTACACTGCAATCTGTGACAATTGAGTATATTGCGCATTTGCTGAGTTGAAGTACGTTCTGCAGTACAATTGAGACGACAAACTCAAGTCTGTGATGGTCTTAATCTGTGGATAATCCCTAGTAAGAACCTGGAAGCATTGATATGGCTGGTTTCCCTGGGGTGTCGGAGTAATGAAATATTTGTCAATTGGGTCGTCTTTTAGGACACGCTCAAAGGCTGGATTCACAACATCATCGAGGAAACTCTGGATACTGTAGCCGTAATAATAGGAAGAATATGGTGCTGGATTACGGGTTGCTGCATAAGAGTCCTGGGTGACCCAACGAAGACGCGTTGAGGCGGTCATGGGCAATGATGCCACAAATGCCCTATTCACAGTCCTCGGAAGAACCGCCGGGACAACAGGGGTTAAACCATCTGTGTTTTGACTTCCAAATTGAAACACAGCGTTAGGAGAAAATCCAAGAGTTCGCGCCGTTAACAGCTGTTCAGCTCGTGTGTATGACTTTAGATTTGCGAGAACCTGGGTACCGTATTGCGCAAGAAACAAGGTAGCTGGGTTAATATACGTGACGACAGAACTGCCCGTGACTGTAAAATAGATTCCTTTCGTCATTGTATTTCCAGCAGTAAATGTATTTGTGAAGTCAATGTTCATCGAGGAGTGCATTTCAGTAAAGATCGCATTATTGCCATATGGTATATACCGTGAAATTGTTAGTTTATACAAGATATCCGAAAATGACTGCTGAACCGGAGGAGTAACATTGATCTGGGCCGGGTTTGCTGGATTTTGCTTTGTTCCTTGTATACCCGCAGCATTAACATGAAATTTTGTCCATATCATATCCTCAAATGACGACGTACATCCGTTAGGAGGAAGTCCGCCAGAAGCGACAAACGCTTTCATAGCCTTCTGTTGTGGTAACGAAAGTTTGACATCAAACCCAACAATAAAACCACTAGGGCCTGGGGCTGACGTACTAATAAGGTCAATGATATAGAATCCATCCATAGCCACAGGAAAAGGTGGGATGATGTTAGTGCTCCCGGCGCCGTAAAAAAACCTGTCTAGATAGACTTGAGAACCAATATTAATGTCAGGACCGACAGGATTTGATAACACATATGGGATGACACTCACACCTGCATACCCAACAGACATGAGCGAGTAGTCATTAGTAGCAGCATTGGGCCAGGTAACAGCCCATGACCATGATGCACCATTATAAGGAGATGTTACAAAGGTCCCAAATGCACGCGCAAGAGACTGTTCCATTTGTCGTTGGACAAGCGCAACCGTACAGTTCGAAATTGGTTGGCCCTGCCACTCAACTCCATCCGGGTCATTAATACGGAAAAATGTCTCCACACCCTGCACACCAGCCTGATTGCCAAGTGCATCTGAAACAGTATTAGCGTTCACTACACTTCCAGTCGAATTGTACGCATATGGAAGCGGTGATGTACCGACATACATAATTGTCGGGTCTGCCACTGTTCCTTCGTAGGAAGGAAACATAGACCCAGTCCAAACCATATCAATACCAACTTCTTGTTTTAGAACTGATGGATCGCTTGACTTTTGGTCGCGATCTGCAATAAACGTTGGGACACTCTTAGTGTCAACGCGAAGCGACTCTAGACTTACACCATAATTGTATGCGTCTGGTATAATGGGCACGATTCGACTCTCTGAAAAGATAGCAGGGGCTCCGTGCGCACCTGTGTCATTTGAGAGGTTTGACACAATCGTCGTGGTGTAATAGACCGGGTCAGAATCCATCACCGCCGTCATATTTGAAATCGTCCCATCTGGGCGACTTCGCTTATACGGGACACCACCCGACATTCTCCCTACTTTCCAATGATACTATATGTAAGTGAGCAGACCTTATCGTCTGGACTGCCTTCCTTACCAAGCCACTTTTGGTAAGTCGACAATGGTGTGTCACGGTACAACATACGCGCCGCAACGTGGCGACCACATGTATTTATGTTTGGAGCATCCCTCTGAAGCTTCGATGTACTGTAAATCACCCTCCCACCTCCACGCTGAAAAGGCTGCAACAAATTGTGAAGATGCGGGTGAACCTCGTCCAACTTGATTTGCTGGTTTCGATCGAGCCATACTCGGTCACCGTCAGGCTGTAATCCATATGGATCCAAATACTCAATCAATTGAGGGTTGTGTCGAATTAAGCTAGTCCAATGACCCTCCTGTTGGTTCTCTGTCAAAAAAAGCAAAGCTGCAAGCCCATCCTTTCCGAGGACTGAATCGACCGTCTGACCTTGAAGGTCCGGATAACTAATAATCTTAACGCCTGGAACTATTTTTCGAATATCATCCTCACCGAGTGCATATTGTGCCACGCTTTTCATATCAGGCGCAGGCGCTCCAGAGTCTTCCATTGCAGTGTGACGCAACGTAAAGATGCCCAAGAAATCTTCTGTTAAAATTATTGGAAGCAAGGCCCAGGTTTTCCACGGTAATGCTACACACACGTCTGGTGGTCTTAAGAAGACTGATCTAGTCAAGAATAAGCATGGACGAATTGTTTCCAAAAAGAAGCAGGCGGCCGGTTTCAAGTCACTTCAGTACCTAATCAAGGCAGGATATGAACCCATCAAGGGAAAATTTGGCCACGGAGGCAAGAAGGCCAAACGGGAGGAGAAGGAAGCGAAGGACGAGGTAAAGGAGGAGGAACCGAAGGCGATGGAGACGGAGGTCCCGGTTGTAGAAGCAGTGGAGGTTGATAAGCAGGTTGATCCCAGTAGTGGTCCTTAAACGAGGCGTTTCAACTCTTTAATACATTCAGGTATAAAGGTCTCTAGATAGAACTTTTTTACTGAGGATGTCAGTTGAGTTGCATA